GTGAGTCAGGACGACCGGCGGATTGAGTTGAAAGGCGGGGGGTTTATCGAGGTCTGGACAATGGATGCCCCAGACCCGGCCCGTGGTCGTTTCTACGACCTTGTTGTGATTGATGAGGCGGGAATTGTAAAGGGATTGATGAATATTTGGCAGGCGGCTGTTCGACCAACGCTGACGGACCGTCGTGGGAAGGCCCTGTTTTTGGGCACCCCGAAGGGCCGTTCAGGAGAATACGCACGGCTGTTCGCGAACGCTGAACGCGGGGAGGACGGCTGGGGCGCCATCCGGGCCGAGACCCTTGACAATCCGTGGATTGACCCCGAGGAAATCGCCCTCGCCCGCAAGGAACTGCCAGAGGAGATTTTTAACCAAGAATACCGGGGCATTCCAGCGGACGACGGCGGCAATCCCTTCGGCCTGAAGGCCATCCACGACTGCCTCGTCCCGCTTTCTAAAAATAAACCCGTCATATACGGTATTGACTTAGCTCGCTCAGCCGACTACACCGTCATTATTGGTCTTGACGCCTATGCCAACGTGTCGTACATCGACCGCTGGCAGGCCCCGTGGATTGATACACGCCGCAAGATTTACCAGACGGTAGAGTCTACACCCTGCGTAGTAGACGCTACAGGGGTGGGCGACGCCATCGTTGAGGACTTGCAGACCATGGGCGTCCTTGCCACGGCCTTCAAGTTCACCCAGCCGTCCAAGACCCTCTTGATGCAACGCCTGATAACGGCTATCCAGACCCGCTTCTTGGGGATTGCCAACGAAGGCTGGTTGGTCGGCGAACTAGAGATGTTTGGCTATACCCAGACCCAAAACGGCGTCCGCTATGAAGCCCCGCCCGGCATGCACGACGACGGCGTTATGGCCCTCGGATTAGCCATGTATGGCTGGGACCGGGTGCAATGCGCCAAGCCAATCGCCCTTCCGGCTATTGTCACTGCGGATGACCCGGCTATTGCATTTGCCAACAATTCCGAGCACCTTTCCCAACGCTGGGACTCCCAACTTCCCGAAGGATGGTAAGACATGCCGAATTACAGCAATAAGACAACTGGAACGATTGACGCGAATGGCGAAATCGTATCACACGCCACGCGCTTCCTCGCTCCCGGCGTTATCTCGATTCAGGTGACCGGAACGTTCAGCGGCACCATGGCCCTCGAGGCGTCGCTGGATGGACAGACGTTCGATGCCTTGCAGATGGTGGATGTGTCCAATCTGCATGGGAATAGCCCGGACACGCATACGACCGTCACGGCCCCGCACTTGCTTTGCACGAACGGCTTCGCCTTGGCGTATGTCCGTGTTCGCGCTACCGCGTGGAGCAGTGGCTCGGCAAACGTCACGATTATCACGCTCAATGGCTGACCTGATTGCCGCGCTTGCCGACCTGCTTTGGCCTGTGGTGTGTTATGCCATTGCCGATATGGTCCGGAAAGAGTGGCGCTCGAAACACACTTCCACTGCCGCACCGGATGTCGTGGTGCCTGAAGACCTGATGGCGTATGCCATGTCACACAGCGAGCAGTGGGCACAAGAAGATGCGCTCCGAGCGATTCAACAGTCGTATGACCAGTGGCGAGACTGGAATCGCGTGCGAGCCGCAATGGGCATTGGGAGAATGGACTAATGGCGAACCCACCGCTGGATGACGATATTGCGATGTCGCTGAACCTAGCGGCGTTCGCCGAGTTGCCCGAGGAAGAGGACGAATCACCGAACGAGAAAGTCGCTCCCAATCCTCCCGAGGCAGACGGTACGAACGACGCCGAGCGGAAGCAGGCAATGATGCAGGCGTTGTATGGCGATGACTTTCCGCTCATCCGTGATGAGACGGATGACGCCGCATGGTCAAGCTGGGCACGCCGCCTCTGGAGTTCGCGCCGCTCCGCTGTCTCCAAGCACATGTATCTGGTGCAACGCAATCGCATGATGCGAGCGGGCAACCAATGGGTGTCGTCCTCCAATGGCGCTCCGTGGGCTGAGCCCCCGCGCCCAAAAGAAGCGGCGCGACTCGTGTACAACATGATTGATAAGGCGCTCGACCAGCGCTTGCAGATTATTACCGACCAGCGCCCCGGCTTTTCCATCTCTCCGGCAACACAAGACCCGGACGACAAGCGTCGGGCGTATGCTCGCCAGTTGGCGTGCGAGTTCCAGTACGAGCAAATGGCAATGGCGGCAAAGGCGCGGGAGGCCGAGTACTGGGCGCAGACGGACGGCGTCTCGTTCTGGCACATGTACTGGAATCCCGACAAGGGGCCGTGGGATGAACGCATGGGCGAGAATGGCGAGGCGGCGCCAATGGGTGATTTGGATGCGCGGGTGCTCCGTGTCGAGCAGGTGCGCGTCAGCCCCGAAGCGACTTCGACCGTCCCGCCGTCATGGGTGGTGGTGCGTGATGTCATCCCCAAGGCCGAGGCCGTGGCCCGGTGGGGGTATATCGGCGCCCAAGCCGCAGAGGCCGTCGAGTATCTGGGCACCTCCAATCAGGATGTGTTGGTCGGTGGCTCGGACTTCAACGAAGACTGGGTGCTGAGCTATAGCACCGTGGGTGAGGGCGAGCGGCTCCGGGATACCGAGACGACCGAGCGCTACACCGTGTATCTAGCGCCTCAGCCCGACATCCTTCCGGAAGGACTGGAAGTGGTGATTGTCGGCGACAAGGTCGTGTACGGCTACACCGAGCTTCAGTTCAAGACCATCCCGATTGTGCCGGTGCGCGACGGGTCGTCGGACCCCAGCTACTATCCCCGCCCCATCATGGAGCAGTGGATTGATTCGCAGGTCCGCATCAACGCCTTGCTCTCCAAGTGGTATGAGAACATCCGCGTGAACTCGGGCGGGCGGTTCTTCGCCCGGCCCAACACCGTGGTGACCGAGACCTTCTTGGGCGGCGTCACCTCGATGATTGAGGTCAAGGGGGCTGGTGGCCTGTCCGATAGCATCCAGCCGTTCAATGGCTTCTCGGTCGGCAACGATGTGAAAGAGGCGCTGGCGCTCGAGAAGTCGGCGTTCGAGGATGCGTCCGGATACAACGCCGTCTCCCGTGGGCAAATCACTGGCGAGTCGGGCCGCGCTATCATTGCCAGCCGCGAGCAGTTGGAGCGCGTGTTTGCGCCGCCCGTGCAGGCGCTGGCCCATTCGTTTACCGAGTGGTGCAAGGTGGCACTGGCAATTATGGCGTGGGGCTACGACCTCCCGCGCTCGCTGGGTACGGTCGGGCGCTCGCGTCCGGACCTTGCGCGTGACATCACCGGGCAGGACTTGGACGGCTCGATTGATGTGAAGGTCGAGGCCGCGACCATGATGCCCATGCCGCTCAGCTTCCGGCTCTACATGCTGGATAACTGGGTGCAGTCGGGTGTGATTGACATGAAGGAATATCGGCGCCGTCAGATGTTCGCGGTCACTCGCGACCTCTCGACGCCGGATGAAGACCAAGAGGCACGGGCCCGTCGCGTGACGGATGCCATGCTTCGCGGCTTGGATGTCCCTCCGATTCGCTGGCAGGATAACGAGGCCATCCATCAAGATGTGCTGGAGCGTGACATCATCCTCCAAGACGACCTCCCGCAAGACGTTATTGCGGCGGCGGAGGAGCGGTGGATGGCGCTGGCTCAGCAGGCACAACAGAAGGTCATGCAACAGCAGGGTCCAATGCCGGGCATGCCGGGTGGTATGCCTGAAGGCGGACAGGGCGAAGCAGGTGCGGCCCTTGATAACGCATCTGCCCTCCCACAAGGTCAAGTCCCGCTTGCCGCCGCTAACCCGCCGGTCGGGGCCGCTCAGATGGTTTCACAGATTCTGAGTGGGTCGCCCGATTCCGAACAGGTCGCACGGCTCCGCGAGACCCAGACCATTTCGTAAGGATGCGTCATGGCACAGTTTGAGGACCCCATTACGTCGGAGATTGACACCGTCACCGCCGATGTGATGAAACAGTTCATCCCGCAGGATGACACTGAGACCCCCGAGCCCGATACACCTGAGGTCGCAGAAGAGGAATCTTCCGACGAGCCTGAAGGTGCCGAGACGGAGGCAGAGCCATCTGAGGAGTCAGCCGAAGAGTCCGACGAGGCCGAAGAGGCCGAAGAAGGCGACGAGGAAGAGGCCGCAGATGAGGTGGCATTGCCCGATGGCATGGTGGCAGTCAAGGTCATTGACGACAAGCTGGTGACTGAGTTTGTCGTGAAGGACCACGAGGGAGAGGAGGTCGAACCTCCAGCCCTCATGATTGAGTACAAGGCCAATGGGAAGGTGCGGAAGGACCGTTTGGACCAAGTCGTCAAGCTGGCCCAATTCGGAGTTTACAATCAAGAGCGCGAGCAGAACCTGTTGGCCCAGCAGGAGGAGATGACCAAGGAGGTCGAGTCCATCGCTGAGCAACTGACGGTCCGCGAGGACCAGATTCGTCAGTTGCTGGAGGATGAGGATGCGTACCTCAAGGTCCGCGAGCGTTACTTGCAAGAGAATGCCCCAGAAAAGCGCGTCCAACGTGCGGAGTCCGAGGTCAAAGAGCTTCGGAATAAGCAGGTGGAAGAGCGCCGGATGGTGCAGGCAGAGCAGTTCTACACCGGCACGGTGGTTCCGTCGCTTGAGCAGATTGCGTCGGAGTACCCCGAGGTCGAGTTGGAAGAGGTCTCTGCACAGTTCAGTGCGGCGCTAGTCCCGGTCATGAAGAACGGGGTCGTGCCGCCGGAGATGTACCCGCAGATTGAGCAGTACATCGAGACGGTCTTGCGGGAATGGGCAGAACAGAAGCACACCGCCCGGGTCGCTCGCTATCAAGGCGAGAAGGCCAAGGCGGAGA